CGCATCTTTTTCTACTAAGTTAGATATTTGTAAAAGCTCCCATACCTCTAATGCAATACCTTTAGGCGGTTTCATCACAGCCTCCTTGCTTATATATTCTCATATGAGAGTTTAATGAACCACACTTCATTGCCTTCTTGGTCGAAATCACTTACGAGTAACATACTACAAACGGCATCCGTGTTAATAAACAGCCCATTCCCTGCGTCAAAGAACATATTTTACCCCCTTTTCTGCATATAACACTTGCTTTCACGCCTACAGTATACCATAAAATGAAAATGGGGGAGGTGTTGTCCTCCCCAACTTCGTACCTCTTTTGTTATCCGTCTCACCTCCTCCCTACAACTCCAGCTACCTCTTATTATATACCCGCCTAACACACTCTGTTACATCAAACCTTATTTTGCAAGGTATCGTTTGCCAAAGCTCCTCCTCAACAATGCTATTATCTTTGCACAAAGCACAATGCCGAAACTCCCACACACACATTGAAGGGTCGCTAATTTTATAATCTATGATTGGAGCATTCTTCATAAGTTCTTCACGATGCGCCACCCAGCGGTGGCGCATCTCAAGTTTCTGCTCCAAATCTTCTTTGTTCATGCCAATACCTCAACAACGTTTTCGTGCACTCCAACATCATCAAGTAAGAACCTTATAGTTGGCCTCAACTCAAGTCCGTGTGTTCTTTGCATCGTAACTATGCTTTGCATTTGCTTGGAGGTAAACGTTACCTTCAACCCTGCTTTCGGCTCATCCTTGCTCCAATCCACAACAATTGTTACGTCCTTAATCTTCAGCAATACCCACTCGTTATCGTAACAGGTATACGCATCTGGTATCAGCCGCTCACGGCGGATATACTTAATGTCATTCTCAAACAACACCGTGAACTCGCTCATATCACTCTTCGCCTCAAGTAAACGTCCTTCCAAATCTACCATTTTCATGCCAACCACCCCACCTGAACATAATTTTCTTCTTCTTCAGAACTTACTTCTTCTCTACACTCAACTCAATTTTAGGCTCTGTCCCATGCAAGAACATAGGGTCTATCTCTTCACTTTCGAACTCCACCATCATAGACCATACCAACGTTCCACACTTCAACTGCGGCCATACTTCACACCTTTTAATTACCATGGGCACTTCAACGTCCGCTAACTTAATTGTGGCTAACTTACTTAAACTCTTACCTTCTAACCTCGGAATGTCTGTTCTATCTACCGACACAAACACTCGCCTACCATTTACCACACACGCCACCGTTCCAACTTCCTGTCTCATTCCCGCTCCCTCCTTCTTTATCTTCATAATTTTATTATACACTATATATTGTGTTTGTCAATACCTTTTGCGAGTATTTGGAATAACTCTTTTCGCTTCTTATCCGCACTTTGTGGACGCCTTGAGCCTGTGTTAATCTCTATTATGAACGGACATACCTCCAACACTCTGTCGTAAATCCTTTGCAAGGATAAAGAAGGCGCACTATGTAAATCTTCTTCGGACAAATTCGTAGTAATCAGCATTGGCTTATCCATCTTCAAACGACTATCGATAACATAATAGACCTGCTCCACGGCATAGGAAGTGTCTCGCTCCACGCCCCAATCATCAAGAACAAGCAAATCTGCTGATAATACTTTATCCATCACATGCCGCCGCTCCTCACCTACTGCCATATATGTCAATATCTCGGGCATAGACGTAACATATGCTGTGTACCCCCTATTTATCAGCTCATTTGCAATGCAACAAGCAAAAAATGTCTTCCCTGTTCCTACTCCACCACGTAACATTGCGCCTATGTTCTTTTCGTAGAACTCTGGGAAATGCTCCACATACTGCCAACACATCTTTGTTACTTCGGGTGCTTGCCCATCATCTTTGTCAAATGTCAGTTCCCTCAAACTTGGGCTTGCAATCCATATTTTACGTAATACCTCGGCTTGCTTCCTTGCCTGCTCCTTTATCATGGCCTCGTATTCTTTCATTCGCTCATCTTCATCGCATGCACACGGCTTACGGAAACGCTCTCCCGCATAAATAAAATCCTTATTCTGGCCACACTTACCACATACCAGCTCGCCTTTATCATTAAAGTAATCGCCTTCGGTAAAATATTCTTTTACCTGCTCCATTAAATCATCAGTCGGCATCCTAACCCCTCCCATAATGCTTTCGCATATAATCTCTCAATGGGCCGTTCTTGTCCTCCCATTCTTGGAATGTCATGCCATATTTTGCCTCCCACTCCTTCACGAGCTCCATCCACTTTAGCGTGTTACCAATATCATCATGGAATGGTGGATGCTCTGGGGTAAGCTCATAAACTCTTTTAACCCGCTGTTCCTCCAACACGTTAGACTTCTGCACTAAAGCCTGCTTGTCTACTTCGGGTTCATCTTCCCACCGCCGCTCATTTAAGAACGTACTCGGCATTGGAATAAACTTACCATCTTGCTCCCGCCATTGCCTGCTTTGTTTCAATCTGTCCAAACCAGCCATAATCTCGGTGAACAACTCTTCATCGACCTTTAGCTTCTGCCAGCACTTCAGAGCAACCGCCCGCTTTTGCTTTTTAGGATACGCCTTCCAAAACGCATTGAACATCTCAAGTTCCTTGTCAGCCTTTTTCTTCTCTTCTACAGTGAACAGCAAATCGTTAGATTTGCGGCTTTCTTTCTTTTCTTTATATTCTTTTCTTTCTTTTGTAATCTCTGTAGTAGTATCTGTAGTAGTATCTGTTAAGGATATTACCTTTTCGGTAAACTCGTTTTTCCCTTTTGGTAAAAAACCATTTTCCCCTTTTGGTAAAAACCCATTTTCCCCTATAACATCAAGTGAACTTACACTTGAGCCATAGTAATACCTTGCAACTTCTTCCTTCTTTTGCTCCATATACTCGTAAACCAATTGCACGTATACATCGGGAACAATCCTTACATGTATAGTTGGATTGCCATCAAATTTGAAAATCTTCTTCTCTACTATTCCAATGCTACATAACACCGAAATTGCTCTATCAAACTGTTTTGGTGTTATTCGGCATTCTTCCCACCAATCATCGCGACCCTTTGCAAGCCATAACTTGCCATCCTTAAATACTCTTAACTTTGTAGCCCTTCCATCTTTGCTTGGTAAATACCAATACAATATCTGACTTAATAAAGTGCCAGCAATCAAATCACCATTAGCAATGTCAACAAAAATGTGCTTAACGTAATGTCCATCATAATCAGCTTGTTCTTCAGCAAGCAACTCAATGAACTGTTCATCTGACATGCTCATTGTAAGCACCCTCCTTATCGGACTGCTCGTCAATTTGCCTAAACACTTCATCCTTACAACCTCCTTTGTTTTTATTAGTTTGATTATATCACACGCTTATGGTAGAATATATTCAAGGGATGAACTTTACAACCTCCTTTGTTTGTATAAACGCCATCCCTTACCCAAGCACCTTCCGAGGGGGAGTAGGGCAACCTGCTCCCCTACCTCTTGACTTCTTCCACGATTATGGTATAATGTTTTTAGGGAACGGTGGTTGTGCATCCCTTCCTGACCACCCCGCCACCTGTCCGTTCCCCTCCTTCTGTTTGATATACAATCACCTCCGCTGGGGGTAGGACAACACCTACCCCCAGCACCTTTTAGTAAATGTATAAGCCCCATGTCTCCCAAGCCGCATTTACAATATCACTTACGGACAACTCACCCGCACGCACTTGCCACACCTTAAACTGGCCTATCTCAATGTCAACAAGCATCTTTGCCTCGCTACGCTCCCCGTCTACTTCTTCAAACACACCGAACAACTCAACGCTTATGATATCATCATTGTCGCTCATGTCTCCTACATCTATCTGCACTGTCTCTGCGAAAAAGTCTCCATCCTCGCCCAAGTCTGCATGATTCCACCCAGCCAACTGCTCCTTCTCTGTTACTTCTATGGTGTACACTTCCTGCCTCATTACAATCACCTCCATACTGGAAGGTGGGCTAATGCCCACCCTCCAGCCTTCTGATAACTCTATCCACCGCATCAGTGAACTCGGTATAAACCTTCATGTAAAGTATTGTGTCCAACTCTCGGCATACAAAGTGCGTTATGGCTTTCTCTTTTGTTTCTGGCCCCATGTTAGCAAACTTCAAATCGTAATATGTCAAGTCCTCAATCTCGTTCAACCACTGACACAGGCTCATGAACTCTTCTCTCACCGCTCCTGCTATATCTCTTGCAATTCTCATAGCTTCATGGTAGTACACATATTCCTTGCCATTTTCTTTCTCACGCTCTAAACAAAACATCTCAAGCTCGTCTACCAAATCGTCCAGCACACCTTCAAGGACTTTGAAAGCTGTCTCGCTTAACACATCAATTAAGTGCATACCAAGGATGAACCCTACAAACGAACCTTCAGCATAGTGGTCAATACTGGATGTTAACCACCCTTCAGCCCTCGCAAATCCACGGCTGATACCCTTACCCATCTCGATAGCTACTAACTCCTTCAAGTTCTCTCTTCCTGTCCTCATCTTTACTCCCTCCTTCTTTCTTCTTCTATATATATATTACCACATAGGATATAATGTCAATATGTTGTGTGTTAAATAGGTGTTAACAAAAAACGACACTTTCAAACTGTATAAAATACAGTGTGATTTGGTAGTTCCTACATTTGCACTGTTTTACCCTTGAGACACTTTACTGACACTTTGAAAATGAAATAAAAATGGGAGCAAGCTTTGGTAAAACCTACACTTGCTCCCACTCGGGACTTTGCTAACTGTTATTGCTCTTCTACTTGTTCAATGGTATCTGATAGTTGCTCTTCTTGTTCCAACACCGCACTTTGTACAGCATTGCAAATCGCCTCGTAATCTCCTCTCCTAATATCCTGCAACTTCTCGTATCCATACTCTTCAATTATGTCATTTATCAGCTTTGTATCTCCGTGGGCTATAGCGTACAACCTCTTTACTTGCTTCACTGTTATAGGCGGATCTGAAATGAACTCATTATCGCTTGCATATTCTACTTCCTGCGTCTCTTCTTGTACCTCTTCCTCGGCATCATGTATTGTAAACTCCACTTGTACATTTTGCAACTGCTCCTCATCGACCTGCATCTCTTCGCTGATATAAAGCTGTCTCAAATCGGGAACAACTTCTCGGGCATTCTGCACGAGTGCTACTTTTCTGATTTGGGTTGCGGCCTTCTTCCACCCAGCCTGCGGCTCTTTATTCGCTCCAAGCTTTATGTATTCATGCAAGCTTACAGAATGTTCGACTGGCTCCTTCCAGCCTTTGCGCCAAATCCTGCTCCAACCCCCAAGCAACTGCTCCTCACCCGGCACATAGCATGTCCCATTTCGGTACTGTATCTCGTCTGAACCTTTCTTACGAACGATGATACCTGCTTGGTAACCTTCAACTAACGGACTGTTAGACAACCGACGCATAAACACATCTTTGCCGACAATTATTTGCGCCTTCTCATTCCCAAACTTCACCAAATAGGCCTCATTAAGGAACGGATTGAGCTTTTGGTACTGGCATAATTTTAAGAACATCATAACTTCTTGGTCAGTAACCTTGCTCGGGTCCCCCGACACCAAATAACGCTTGATAATGTCTGCACTTAAAGAAACTTCCTCGCCACTCTCAGACTTGTACTTTACGATACTGTCCATCGTTATCCCTCCTCTTTATTCTTCAGCCGCAGGCTTGACATACAATACCTGCGACCTTGATACCTTCATCAATCCCTGTAACACTTCAGCTGGAACTACCTCCCGCACCTTCTTGGTATCTATTGTCTCGGTAATGCGCTCCTTGGTATATACCACATACTCGCCAGCTATTACGGGTTCGCTTCCTACTCTCTCCATGATTTGCTCCTTTATCCCTTCTCGTATCTCTTGCATTTCGGATATCTCTTCGCCAAGCTCAACGTACTGCTCAACCAACGCTGATAATTCCATATCCACTTTTGCTGTTTTAGGCTGTCTGGAGTTTTTATAATACTCTGGGAAGCACTTTTCTGTATACGGACAATATGGCTGTCTGCACTGCCAATTATCCTCGGGATTATACGGTGGCTCAATCTCAACGCCTTGTTCAATCTTAATTGTCAACTCCTCCAACCGCTTTAGCTCGGCCTCTACAAACTCGGCATCGTAAACGACTTCTTCAATGTGGTGATCCCAGAACCTCGTCTTTGGAGTATCCTTATTCCGTGCTATCAAATACCCTTTTTCCAGCCCCAACGCATACAAGTACAACTGCACTTGCGTAAAATACTGCGGATGCGCTTCTCTCAATCCTTTTTCTCGTATCTCTGTAAATGCTCTCTTTGCTAAAGCCTTTGCCTCAAGCAATACTGTTACACCTTCATTATTGGTAGCTAATCCATCAATATGCCCCACAAGTAGTTCTTTATCGTGGTAAAAAATAGAAACTTCCTTCTGCTGGCTATGTAACACATACGGCCCATTTGGTAAGTTCTCACATGCCCACTCAAGGATAGACTGCTCATGCATGTTACCTTCAGCAAACGCTCGCTCTGAACCTTCCCACAATGGAAGCCCTTCTACACCCCATGCCTCAAGTTCTATCCTTCTCGGACATGCTCCTGCACTACTTACTCGTAACGCCATGGCTACCACGTAAACCCTTCCTGCTCAAGCATCCGCATTACTTCAAACACTTTACTGTACTCGCCTTGGAGCTCTGCCTCGCCTGAGTCTCAGTCAATGTAAATGAACGTACACCCCAAATCATCCAACAACTTTACGTACGCCCCAATCTCGGGACAGCACATCACGTGCACTGTCAAGGTGCTTGTCTCTTCATCATTCACAAAGTCAACGAACCTCGCCAATGTTTTCATGTTCTCCCTCCTTCTTCTCATCCTCTACAACAAGGATGTCCAATGGGCTAATGTCCAAAATCTCGCAAATCTGATTGATACGCTTTAACGACGGCTCTACCTTACCACTTTCAATGTAATAGTATCCGTCTCCAGCATACCCCATCAATTGCGACATCTTGTGCTTTGTCAATCCACGATAAGCCCTCCACATTCTCAACTTCGCCACGTCTAACACAATCTTTGCCNTACTTACTCCCTCCTTTCATGTTATCTCTTTATATACTATACCATTTTTCGCTATATGTCAATACCTGCACAATACCACAAATAAAAACGCCCTCCGAGTAGGAGGGAGGGGAGCACCTCGGAGGGCAACGCCTATATTAAAGTAATAGGCGGCTAATTCGCTAACTCATCCCACGCTTCGCCAAGCTCCGTCTTCAGCTCCTTCAATGCGGCTTCAATAAGTCCCTTAATCTCTTCTTCGGACAATTGTATACCTATCTTGTCTGCCGCATCGGACAACCACTCTGCCGCCTTGTCATACTTCTCTGCTCCGCCCAAATCCTTGTATGCCTGCTGGACAAACAACACGGCAACTCGTGCCAGTTCTCGCTTTGTAGCAAGCTCTCGCACTACCGCTTCCAACTTCTCTGTCCCTATCCTCTTTTGCAACCATGCTATCGCATAGCCGACAAGTATCGGGACAAGAATAGCTATTATGTCATAAAGCAACTGTAACAACAAATCATGCATGTTACTTCCCTCCTTTTAATTTTTCATAAAGCTTCGCTATCATAGTAGCAACTTCGGCTTTCGTTGCGGGTTTCTCTGGATTGAAATTCCCGCTACCATCACCTTGCACAATACCGAGTTCCTTCAACTNNTTTATNTANTTATANGCCCAATGNTTNTCNTCTACATCATTAAACACCTTCTCGCCTCCTTTCAAACGCTTTAGCAACTCGTCCCACTGAAATTTTTCTCCCGGACAATGTGGTTT